TATAAGAGTAGAGGTTGAAAGCCTCCAATAAAAACAAAAGGAAAGCTACTAATGCCTAGTGAACTAATTGAACTAACAGGTAAGTCACAGTACACACGGTTGTTTGAGCACAATCGTGACCCCGGTACCCAGAAGGGTGTCAACGGTGCTATGTATGACTACCCCGAAGCTACATCAGTTGATCTCTTTGTCGAAGCAGAAGAGTATGATAAGCTGAAGGCTGCCTTCCCCACCTATCGTGACGACCCTTCCGAAAAGGGTATGAAGGTACGCTTCAAGCGATCATGGGTCAATGACTACAATCCTGACTCAGGTGGTACACCATCCATTGTGGATGCAGACGACGCACCGTGGGACCACTCAGTACCCATTGGTGATGATAGTCTACTTACTGTATACGGTGAGGTGTACCCTTCTAAGGCACCTCTCGGTTACTCTATGCGTATGCTAGGAGTCAAGGTGTTGGAGCACGAAGAAGTTGCACCACCCGAGGCACCTAAGCTACCTTGGCAGAAGTAAGAAACTTCACCTGAGCATGTGTTAAAACTGCTCACCTTAGGAGAACAAAATGGAAATCAACCACACACCAAACTTTGATAAAGACAAGATAGAAGAGCACTACTCAAAGAAAGACGGAGTGCCTATAAACTATGTGTGTACTACAGCACTAGACAACGGGGTGTCTTCTAGTGATGTCTTTTATAGAGAAACTCCACACCCTACATTCGGTAATAGGTACTTCAAGATACTACGACACGGTGGTATCTTTATGATTGGTGATGCAGACATTGTTGAGACACTAGAGTTTGATTGTATTGAAGGGCCTAACGGTTGGGAGTATAGTCAACATCGACATGACTTCAGGACAGTGGGTGACACCAGTATAGATGGAGGCAGAGCCTACCTAAAACTATCTGGAAACAATCTCAAAGAGACAGTGGTTAAGACCTTTGTAGTAAGAGACGGAGCATTCGTTCCGCAAGAATAATAATGGAGCATGTTAAATGCCAACAACAAAAACACTAGATACACTAGTGGAGGATATGTATGCAGTACTCGATGATAGAGACGGATGGGATGCTGCTGTTACCCAGTTTTTCACCGAGTCTATGCACGATGTGGCTGTCGATAGATTTGAAGGGGACGCAGAGCTTAGGGAACCTACATTGCGAATGTCTAACATGGGATCTCCATGTAAGAGGAAGCTCTGGTACGATCTCCATGCCCCTGCTACAGGTGAGGGTTTTTCTTCCTCAACCCGTCTTAAGTTCCTATATGGAGACCTTGTTGAAAATCTTCTCCTCAGTCTCGCCATGGCCGCAGGACACGACGTACGAGGATGTCAAGATGAACTTGAGATCGCAGGTATTCGAGGTCATCGAGACTGCGTTATTGATGGAGTCACTGTCGATGTCAAGTCAGCTTCACCAGCCAGCTTTCGTAAGTTCGCAGCAGGAGAGCTGGAAAGTAACGATGCTTTTGGGTACATTTCTCAACTCTCCTCCTACGTATACGCCGGAAGCAAAGCAGACCCGAGCGTTCATGCCACGGATGGAGCTTTTCTGGTTGTCGACAAAGTATCCGGGGAAATCTACCTCGACCGATACACCTTCGACTTTAGACGCATGGACAAGCTCGTTGAATTCGAGAGTACCAAAAAACTCACGTCCGATCTAAACAACCCACCACCCCGTGGCTTTGACACAGTGGACGATGGGTATATGGATCGAAAGACCAAGACATTCAAGTCCAATGGTAATACAGTGTTGGGTTTGAATTGTAGTTACTGTAGTTACAAACATCAATGCTGGCCCGGCCTACGTACGTTCATGTACAAAGGTGCCTTCGGGTTTAAGCCCAAGTTCTTCACACATGTGAGGAAGCTACCCAAAGTTACGGAGGTTACAAAAGATGCCAATTCCACAACCAATGAGCCCAGCAACTGAACCACTCAGACCTATGAGTGAAGAGGATCGCGACAACCTGCGTAACCTTGTGTTTATGTGCTTCGAGTCCAACTATCCTATTATCCCTACCGGTAGTCGAGTTATCGGTGGGGCCACAAATGAAAGTGATTATGATTATGTCGTGCTACCCACACATGGGATACGAGTGTTTAAAGATTGCCTAGATGATCAGGGTTATACTCGACCAACACAAGGTGAAGACAGTGCAGACAACAGACATGGTACCATAGGTTATCGTCTAGGTAACATCAACCTGTTGGTGGTCGACGGTCCTAGTACCTTTAGTAAGTGGGTTAATGCCACAAATATTGCGACTAAGCTCAAACCAAAAGAAAAGTGGGAACGTATCGCAATATTCGAAACAATCTTTACAGGCCGTTCACTTGAATTAACCTTGAATGATGAGAGACCAGCTGAAATAGTTGAGGCTCCAATACTAGACTTCTCGCCAACACTAGACTTCTCGGATGATTTCTGATGCCAGTTAGTAATGGATACAGCAAGTGGTACCGTAAGATAATCCTTAATCAAAATGATTTACCACCGGCTTTCTCGTGGCAGAGAAATTCTGTAAGAGGTATTAGATTGGATTACTCTAATAGTAACTACGATACCATGGATAGCTTCTGGTATGGAGGTTATAATAACACAGATACATGGATAACAACAGGAATACTATGAAAGCTCAATCAGCAAAAGCCAAAGGCCGTAAGCTCCAACAGTGGGTACGTGACCTTATCCTTTCCAACCATCGGTCTCTCGAAGAGGACGATGTGCGGAGTACCTCGATGGGCGCAGGTGGTGAAGATGTCCTGCTCTCCCCCGCTGCCCGTGCTTTAGTACCGGTGTCCATCGAGTGCAAATCCCGTGCCAACTGGGCCTTCTATAAAGATATAGACCAGTGTGTGGCCAACGCCCCTAAGAATACTGAGCCAATCCTTGTGCTCAAGGGGAACAAGCGAGCTCCTGTCGTTGTAGTAGATGCGGAGTATTTCTTCGCTAACTTCAGCAAAGGTACAAGACGATGACAAGAAACATATGGGTTACTTCTGACACTCACTTCAATCATGAAAACATCTTGAACTTCACTGACGACAACGATGTGAAGTTTAGGGGTGAGTTGTTTAAAGATGTAAACCATATGAACGAGACCATCATAGAACGTTGGAACTCTGTGGTTAAACCCGGTGACAAAGTGTACCACCTCGGTGATGTATTCTTTGGATCAAAGGATAACTTCAAGAAGCTGTGGCCTAGACTTACAGGCTCTAAGAGGTTGATCGTGGGTAACCATGATGACATTAGGTTCCTATCCTCTGGCGGCTTCTTCCAGAAAGTGCAGATGTGGCGTATATTCAAAGAACATAACATGGTTCTTAGCCACGTGCCTATACATATGAGTTCCTTCAGAGGCGTTGGGTTCAATGTGCATGGTCACATTCACATAAACAAGAGCCCTACTGAACATCATCACTGCGTCTGTGTAGAGCATACAGACTACACACCAGTGAACATAGAAGAACTACGAGATAAATTGAACTAAAAGAAAGAGACAGTAAATGTCCAAGATCCTAATCCTTGATATTGAGACCGCACCTAACATCGCTTATGTGTGGGGATCATTCAAACAAAACATTGGTCACAACCAGTGGGTACAGAAGACACACATCATGTCCTATGCAGCCAAGTGGTTGGACAAAGACAAGATCTATTACGAAGAGAGTAGGAAGTCTAACGACAAGAAGATTGTTAAGTCACTCTTCAAACTGTTGGATGAAGCTGACATTGTGGTTGCACACAATGGTGACAAGTTTGACCTACCAACTATCAAAGGTCGTGGACTAGCCAATGGTCTTACTCCACCCAGTCCTTACCACACTGTTGATACATGTAGTGTGGCTCGTCGTCAATTTCGTTTCAGCAACAACTCTTTAGCTGTTCTTGTAAAAGAACTAGACGTTGGTGCAAAGATGCAACACAAGAAGTTCCCCGGCTTTGAGCTGTGGCTTGCTTGCCTACGTGGTGAGGATGAGGCATGGGCTGAGATGAAAGAGTACAATGTCTCTGACATTTTAGTACTTGAACGTCTGTATCTTAAGATGCGTCCTTACATTGACAACCATCCTAATGTTATTCAGCATGTATTGAAGGACGGTGACATTCACTGTGCTAAGTGCGGCAGTAAGAACATTCACTACCGTGGGTTCTACTACACCAAGATGGGTCTATGCTACCGACGGTTCGTATGTTTGGACTGTGGTGGTTGGGGTCGTCTACGTTATGCTGAGAAGGACATGCCCCCACAGAACAATGGTCGTAATGCGGTGTGACCTACTTACACTGGAAACACGCGGAGCTCTCAGTGCTCCGCGATAACCTGAGACTGAAAGGGTACGTACCTGAAGCAGCAGACATGTTGTGTGCTGAGGTAGAGGAACTTATGGATGTCTCTCAAGACATGGAATTTGAAGATGCCCTATCTAATGATTGATATCCTAGCTATCAGTAAGGGTATCGACGAACTATGTAAGGACAATGATATTGATCCCTCGTTTGTCATTCAATGGATGGTAGATGAGGGTCTCATTGATCTCAATGATTACTTCGAACAGGAAGAAACAACTAATGACCAAGATACACGGGCCGACAATACCGATCTCTAAGTGGGTGTATGATACTAAGTACCTACAAGACGGTGAAACATTTGAAGCAGGTGTAGGCCGTGTGTCTTATGCTATCTCGGATGACAGTGCACATGGTGACATTGTTAAAGAGATTACAATGGACCAACGCTTCTTACCCGGTGGACGTATTATGTCTGCCATGGGTGCCACCCGCACAGTAACAGCCAACAACTGCTATGTCATGGACACTATCCCTGATAGCTTACCCGGTATCCTCAAGGTACTAGGTGAGGCAGCGGTAACAATGCAGAAAGGAGGGGGTGTAGGATATGATTTCTCCAGCTTACGACCTCGTGGCGCTACTATTAGGAGTCTTGATAGCCAGTCCAGTGGTCCTCTCTCATTCATGGAAGTCTTTGACGCTATGTGTGGTTGCATCAGCTCTGCTGGTCATCGTCGTGGTGCTCAAATGGGTGTCCTTCGGGTAGATCATCCAGACATTGAAGAGTTTATTGAGAAGAAAACAAACCATACACAACTGTTGAACTTCAATATCTCTGTTGCCATCACTGACGAGTTCATGACAGCGGTACGAGATAACACAGAGTTCAACCTATTGTGGAAGGGTGACAGTGTACGTACAGTCAATGCAGTGGCCCTGTGGAACAAGATCATGAGGGCTACATGGGACTGGGCTGAACCCGGTGTCATCTTCATTGATACAGTGAACCGTAAGAACAACCTACACTACTGTGAAACAATTGCAGCCACCAACCCATGTGGAGAGCAACCCTTGCCTCCCTTTGGTGCCTGTCTTCTTGGTAGTTTCAACCTTACGAAGTACCTCCACAAGAAACAAGACACGTGGACCTTCCAGATTGAGCGCTTCAAGAACGATATTCCCCACATCGTCCGAGCTATGGACAACGTGGTGGACCGAGCCCACTACCCCTTAGACCTCCAGAGGCAAGACGCAGCAAATAAGCGTCGCATGGGGCTCGGAATTACCGGACTAGCCAACACATCTGAGGTGTTGGGAGCACCCTATGGTTCTCCACAGATGTTGTCCTTTACCAAGGTAGTCCTTGAAACACTACGAGACGAGACATACAGGGCCAGCATTCAGTTGGCTAAGGAGAAGGGACCGTTCCCTTTGTTTGACAAGGAGAAGTACCTTGAGGGAACCTTCATTTCTAGACTACCTAGTGATATACACGACGGTATTTCTGATTGTGGTATTCGTAATAGCCATCTCCTATCCATCGCACCAACAGGTACCATCAGTCTCGGAGCCAACAACATCAGCAGCGGTATTGAGCCTGTGTTCAGTCTTAGATACAACCGTGACGTCCGTACTTCTGAAGGAACCATCGTCTTTAGGGGTGAAGATTGGGCTTACAGGGAGCTCGGAGTTTCTGGACGAACTGTTGCAGATGTGTCCGTCGCTGACCACGTTAATGTCCTCAACCTCTGTTCACATTACGTTGACAGTGCAGTAAGCAAGACATGTAACGTCTCTGATACCACAAACTTTGATGAGTTTAAAGAAGTATACATCCGAGCCTACGAAGGAGGAGCTAGTGGTTGTACAACATTCCGAGCCAAGGGTAAACGCTTTGGTATGATGCGGACAGACGATCAAGAAGAAGTAGAACAGGACCTCCAAGAGGGAGCAGCCTGTTACATAGATGAACACGGCGTTAGATCGTGTGAGTGAGGAACAATGGAAACTATTAAAATGCTACGGTACTGGTTTGCAGTACAAATGATTGAATGGGGTGTCAATATGATACCCGATACATACACACGAAGTCGAATGGCCCTCGGTATTCAATGGGCTGCCGACTTGATCAACAAAGAACTTGCAATAGAAGAGGAATATCACAATGGCGAGATGGGTGATGAACCCGACATACATAGAGCCCTATCCTCCACAAAAAGAGGTAGTGAAAGTGAATGACTACTGCATGGGCCACCCTATAGGCCCAACACTTAGTCCCTCGGCCTTTGATACACAAGTGGGAGGTGATCATTATCGAACGGCAGGTATCCAACCTGTCAATTACATTACATCCAACAAGTTAGGATGGTGTGAAGGAAACATTGTCAAGTATATCACTCGACATAGCCGCAAGGGTGGTAGGGCCGACATCCTCAAGGTGATCCACTATGCTGAAATGCTACTAGAACAGGAGTACTCACCATGACAACCTTTTGGTTCTTACTATTCGCAGCGTGTACCTCAGATCAGGTGAACGCAGCATCAGAATGCACAGCTTCAGTAGCCCCTGCTTGGTACACTACTGAAACCCAGTGTCTAGACGATCTTGAGAATGTTCTGAGACAACTCATTCTACCACAGAACGGGTTTGATAACGAGTTGGCAGCAGTATGCCTTAACATTGACCTACCAATAATCCAAGGAGAAGCACTATGAATACCCCAGAGAAACTAGTATGGCTGTTTGGCCCAACGATTGACGTTAAAGAAGCAGTACTCACGGTAGCTGCTGTATTGATTATCCTCGCCTTCCTGTTTGGCTAAGGTAACCAAACTTTAGAGACAAAGAAGCCCCGGTGCACATTGTGTACCGGGGCTTTTCTGTTTACTTCTTCTTCTTGTGCATATTGATTAGACTTGAGCCTACTGCGGAACCTACCGCTTTACTCTTTGCCTTAGCTTTACCGAACAACAGTGCATTCGCTTTGTCGAAGAATGAGCCGATCATATTTCCGCCCATGTTCTTTGGTTTGACAGTCTTGTGCTTAGACATTACTTTCTCCTAAACAGATTGGTTACACCCCTTGAGATCTCACCGGGTGATGGGGCCAACCATCCAGCGATTAGAGCCACGATAACCCAAGGTGGGATATCAGTGTTGTTCGTAGTAGACTGTGTGATTGTATCAGCCTTATTCTCCTGTATCGTGGTGGAACCTAGAGTCTGAGTGTTTGTCTTGCCCACCTGAGCGTTGACCTTAGGGCCATCACCACCTAGTGGGTTAACAGCATCCAGCAGGACACCACCTATGCCACTACAGCTACTTATAGTAAGCGTCAAGCCCACGAAGAGCAGCAGCATACGCAAGTGCCGGGATAATGAGGATTTTAAGTACTTCAACTGCATTTTCTACTCCGAACAAGGCTCCGATAATGATAGCTACCAGTGTAGCCTCAGTTATACGGGCTGTACGTCTCTTGCCTCTTTGTATTTCATTTATCTCTGAGTCCACGGCGGTATTCCCTTACCTTAAAGGCTATTTGCACGAGTAACCAGACTGCACCTAGTATGGGCAGCATCCACTCAGCTACATCTGAGATAGATTGGGCTCGTTCAAGCCATAATGGAGAGGTAATAGCAGACGCAGCTACTAGGTTGGTGCCACTATCGTTGGCAGCTTGTAGGTTCATCTTGGTCTTCATCCTTTGGGGTGCGTTGAGCGTGAAAGCTGCCAGTGAGGGCCATCAGGAAAGCTTTTCCAGTCTCCACCCCATTCTAACCGCTTGACACCAACATCAACTGCTGCCTGCTCCACGTATGGAGCTAGTTTATGATAGTGCGGCCAGTGCCATGATACCTTACCATTTACGTAGGGAGCAATGTCCACTGCGTGACCTGTAAGGTGCCGTGAGTTCAGTGTGGTAGTAGCACCCTGCCGTAAGAGTTGTTTCTGCCGTGATAGTGACCGCATGCCCTCTAGGACAGTGAAGTCAATGCCTGTGATTTCTATTGCTCGTTTGATAATGGCTTGCAGATCTGGGTGTACCCCATGTAGCCTCTTGATTGAGCGTTTGCTAAGTTTATATGTCATTCTTCATCCAATGCTAATTGTGGTCTGCGCAGTACTCCAGCCCCACCTGTGTCTATTTCTTTTCTCTTAGAGAGAGACCATAAGGGTGTGCTAGAAGAACCATTAGCCCTATTTCCAACCGCGTTAGCCTCAATTTCACCAGAGATAGCTTTGTACCTACCGTAAGAGTTGCGCCCATCAAGAGCGACACCTGAGAGAAAATCATTATTCAAGGCGTCATCAAACATTTCTCTAGCTATGTCCTTAGCCATACGTGTCTTAGAAGGCTCGTAGTAAGCTGTCTCTCCGTCGATAGTAACCTTCTCATATTTATCTATTTCTTCTAAAGAAGGTGTGGTTACTCTGGCCATAGGTAGTGAAGAATTAAATTCTTTGTGATCTGTTGCTTTCCATTTAACCTTACCACTGTTGTCTCTGTAGGCTACACCGTTTGTTAACTTACGGTACTTACCATCAGCTGTTGGTGCAAGGCCCTCCTCAGCTAGTTGGAGACGAGTCATACCTCTGAAACGAGGCTCTATTGGTACTTCGTTGAACTTAGAGAATGTAGAAAGTATCTCTACGTCTCCAAAGTCGTCCTCTAGTGTCACAATAGCACGAGCCATGGACTCCATCTCTTTTTCCAACCGTTGTATATCAGTTATACCTACACCTAAGGTTGCGGGGTTACCGCCTTTATCAAACCCTTCAATCTTCTGGATAGCGTGTTGTACCTCGTGCATCAAAGTAGGTCTAAGAGAATTCCAAGCATCCTCAGGGGACATGGCTCTTATATCTGTAATATTTAGTTCGATACCTTGTTGAGGATTATAATAAGCACCTTGGTATCCTACGTTACTAGACTTTGTGTGCCCATCTAGAAGAACTAGAGGCATATCAGCTAATTCAGGGTACGCTTCGTACAATGCGGGGTGATCTATGACATCAGCCATAACTGTGTCACCGTATGCAGTCACATCACGATTGGCCACAGGGTCATACAACTCTCTTTCCATATCTTTAACAAGAGTAGGGTAAAACTCCTCCATACGAGGGGTAAACTTAGCGTCAATGTCCGGGATCTCAAACCTAGTCTTACCATCAAGACCTAAGAAAGCTGCTGTCTCTTCATATAGTACATCAGCAGGTATCTCCTTCAGGGTCATCATGACTTTAGGGTCCCTACCAATAGCATTAGCCCATTTGACCTCATTGTCGTTCACAGTTTTTAGCAGCGTGGCGTCACTTAAGTCTCCCCCCTTAGCCCTAAGTCCTCCAAAGACTCGGAGGGCCCCTGCTGGGGCTGTGGTGGCCGCTGAGGCAGCACCTACGCCCGCTGTTAGGCCAAGGATATTGGCAGGAGTAGGCATTTCTCTTGCTTGGTCGATTTCTTCAGCTGCTCCCTGCATCAGAGCACTAGGTATACCCTTGATTTGAGAACATGTGGGTACAGCAGGGTTCTTCATGTAATCCCACACTGCTTCACGTAGATCGTTGGTGACCTTCTTTAGTGGCCATTGGTCCATCTCTGCCTGTTCAGCAGCTTGCTCACCCTGCATCTGCATGAGAGAGAACTTCTTGCCTGAGGGCATACGGTACATGGGATTACCCAGTTCGTCGATTTCACCCATCACCTGTACGGCACCCATAGGGCGACGATAAGTAGGGACATCTTCGAGAGTAAGCTCTCTACTGGTTTCAGCCATCGTATTTCACCAATTGTCCGTTCATTAGGAATAGGTCACCCTTAGCTAGATCACCTGCATCGGCTGCAATGTCTATGTCTTCCGAGTTATCGAAGGACTTTAGGTCATCGGGCCTAATTTGCATCTGTGCCAGCATACGTTGTGTGTTGTTGGACAACTTAGAGGCTGCACTACTCGTAGTGACTTGTCCTTCTGAGGCTACGGGAGCACTATTAGGTGCACCACCGGGTCTTGGGGCAGGACGACTGGATGAGAAGACAGCACTGTTGTTACCACCCTCAGCAGCAGGTGTGCCACCCTCTGGGTTACTGTTAGGAGCAAAGTCCCGTGGGATAGCAGCACCACCAGAGCGGGACCAAGCATTCTGCCATGCCTCACCCCGTGTAACTGTGCCATCTCCGTTACTATCTAGACTAGCATTGGCACGGTAGCTCTTACGGGACAGATCGTTACCCCGTGTGGAGTATAGAACGAAGCTGTCGTCTTTGTGTACCGCAGCAGGGTAGTGGATAGCAGCGTAGATGTGGTCAAAGCCGGGGTTCTGAACACCCTTAAGTTTGTCCTTCAGATAAGCCTCAATATAAGGCATCTGCTCAGCACGGGTCATGCCCTTGAGCTCCGCAGTGGACGTACCATACTCTTTAGCCGTTGCCTCCAAGAACTGGATCAAGCCTGTGGCTGTGCTGCCGGGGTTCTTGATGTCAGGACGGAAGGTACCCGCTGTTTCAAAGTGAATAGCACGCATCATGTGGTTAGGGTCTACGTTCAAGGCAGAAGAGGTATTGACGACGGATGTAAGAAACTCGGTATCCTTCTTCACCTCAGCTGGCATGGCAATACTACCAGAATTGATGTTATTGTTAGGGTCTAGGTTCGACGTAGACTCTTGGTTCAATCGTTTCTGTGCATTAGCGATACCATAGATCGAGTTGGATACCGTCTGCATCTCGTTAGAAGGTTGACCATTGTCTGTGATCCTGTTCCAGAGAGACAAAGCGATAGGACCTCCACTCCCGTCATCATAACCAGCTAGAGCGGCACCTTGATCAGCCATAAGCATAGTGTAGTCTCCACCGTAGACCTCATCTACTGCTTCTACAAGAATATCGGCCAAGACCTGACTACCTGTTCTCTGACCGGCAAGGGCACGGCGTACAGAGCCAGCACTGATAGCGAATGTGTTGGTGCGTACATCGTAATCAAATGCAGAGTTAGCACGGATCGACTGGTACTGTCTATCAGCGGACAAACCAGAGGTATTTAGTGCACGGGTAGTACGTTTAAGCAGTGCATCACCTAGTTCTGGATCAGCCTGAGTAACTGCCTTAAGCTTCTCGTAGTAGCTGTCGTTGAACATAGTGTTGATAGCGTCTTCTGAAACAAACTCACCCTGACTGGTAACATAGGCAAGGTGGTCGACACCTCGTGCTACTACACCAGCCCAGTTTTCTCGGGCATCTACGTTCTCAATGATAGAACGACCATGAGCGTTGGCTACACGTAGGCTATCTTGTGCCACAGTGAACAGCTCTTGTGGTGTACGGGTCTCTTGGCTGGTATACTCTGGGATCTTACCGTCACGTTGACCGGGATCGCGGACACCACTAGGGGTCCACCCAGTACCATCGGATGTATCGAGGCTCTTGAGAGCTGAGATTAATTCATTTACCGGCAGGATACCTTGGTTCATTAGTACGTCGGGGTCAGCGGATAGAGCAGTGATCAGCATGTCCTCATTAGGAAAACCAGCAGCCTTGATACTCGTATAGAGGTTGGACAAAGCCTGTGCACTTACGTTACCGGGTTCAATCATAGACCTAAAAGATGCCAGAAGACTATCTGTGGCCTCGATACGTTCCTTTACTGGTGCCCATGCTTCAGAGGAGACATTAACAGGACGACGTAGTGCCTGTTTCTCTGCTTCCCATGCAAGGATAGCTTGGTCAGCTTGTTCCAGAGATACAATGTTACCCTGTTGGCCAGCCGCAGCAACAGCACCGAACACCGTAGATGTCCAGTCGTCAATGCCTGACATAATAGCTGTACCTGTCTCAACTGTAAAGTTATAATCAGCTTGCTCGATGATAGCCTTACGACCCTCACGTGCAGCTAAGCTAGACAGTGCAAGACCTTCACGCTCCTCTGGGGAAGCATCAGGGTAGTTGATTAGAGTAGCAGATAGCGCACCACGGTACTCATCACTCTCTTTGACGTTCTGTAGTTGGATCTCTTCATCAGAGAAGGAGAAACTATCTACTTCGCGACCAGTGATAGACAAAGCCAGTTGTTTGAAGTCAGTATCAGCGACCTCACCACCAGCCTTAGTGTACTCTGTCATTAGGTTGAGCTCTAGCCTACGTGCTAGTCCCTCATTACCTTCACGTCGTGCAGCACGGATACGCTTAAAGCCCTCCACTGCACTAGGCAGTAGATTAGGGGCTCCACCCTCAGCTTTAGTCGCAGAGTAGCTCTTGATAGCAGCGTTTGCTAGATCAAATAGGCCAGAGGCACTATTGTCCACTACTGGGCGTTCAGCCGAGACGTTGAAGTTGGTATCAGGATTAAGTGAGGTCATTAGTTTGTCCCTATAAAGTCAAAGGTGTTCTGAAGGCGCTCCCCAGCGTAGTAATCACCACGTTTGGTACGCTCTACGATCATTTGATAGAGCTCCTGTGAGGTAGTGACCTTTAACCCTCTGCGTACTGTAGCTTGATCTACCGGAGATAGACCAGATACTTGGATCTTGATGTTGATCTCCTTTAGGAGTTGATAGCCACGTTCAGAGTCGTTACCGTTGATGAGTTCCATAGCCTTAGAGAAGTCGTTACGCATCTCAGTTGTGAGACCCTTAACATCAGTGGCATTGTTATAACTCCAACTCTTCTCAGCGTAGTATTCGGATACCTCACGAGGAGAGAAGCCAAACAACTGTGCCACTGCATCAGCAGAGGTCAGTTCGAATGGCAACTGTTTACCTGAGCGACTACGATATAGCCCTGTGTTCCAGATACCCACTGCCTTAAAGACGTTATCAATACCCGACCATTGACGTGCAGTTCGCACAACATCTTCAGTCAGAGATACTGGGGTACCATCATATACGTCACCAGCAGCATTCATTACCTGCTCAATAACCCCACCCGCAATGTCACCTGAAGGACCTAAGGCAACCTGCCAAGCGGCCTTCTGTCCATCAATATTGGAGTATACATCATGGATAAGCGTAATAGGAGCGAGACGATCAGCAACAGCAACCTCAACACCACCCATCTCAAGGAGACTGTCGATGATCCCGTACTTAATGAAGGTGTGAAGACCACCGGCTGGCTCAGCACCGACCTTTTCGGCAACCCAGTCAGTAGCGGAAGCAGCACCCATACCAGTGAGACCAAAGGCAGGGAACAACGCAGCAGCAAGCCGCGCCCTCTCGCCCTTGTTAAAGTCACGACCGATGAGGACGTTCTCAAAGGAACGCAGAGTGTATGTGAACCACTGAGTTGGAAGCTTTCCGAAGCCTTCTTGCATGAAGGCACGATTTGCGTTACTCATGCGAAAGGTGAGAGCTTGCTCACGGTTACTTATCCACCGACGACCATGGCTGGTGGTAATGGACTTACCCGGAAACTTAGCTTGGTACTCAAAGACAGCAGTAGTGATGCCAGTGAGACGAGCCATACGTTCACCCTCACGGAACGGCGTGAGACCCGCCTTCATGGTGCCCCTCCAAGCGGTCCCGATGTTTCGTTGGACATCTCGAAGTGCACTTGGGAGATAACTCTCCCCTTTCCACCCACTGATGCCAAACTGTTGGCCCGTACCAGCTTCCATCGCACTGCCATCAATGATGTCACGCCCGGAAGTACGGATGTAATCTATCAGTTCTTGGATGCTCTCCGTGGATTGGCCATTGGCCTTCGCCAGACGCTTGACAGCGAGTGCCTCCATAGCGGAGTCAGGGCTGAACAAGGCGAGACGAAGACTTGGCACCATGGTAATGGCTTTCATACCACTACCAAAGGAGGATATACTGTTCTGTGTAAGAGCAGCAATGGTGAGCGCATGGTAACCCTGTACGAAGAACTGTGAGATGTTACCTAAGCCAAAGGCTGAGACAAACCCAAAGTTCAGTAGGTTCTGTGAGGCTCCCGCTACTGGGTCCCGAGATATTTCTACTTTACCACGTGTCTTATCAAACACGTACTCCTGAACAGCAGCACCATACTCTTCCATAGTCTTGAACGCTTCGGACTTCATATTCAGACGTTGCCTGATGATGTTCCGTTGTAAATGCAGTTCATTACCAGCAGAGTTTCCCTTCTCCCGGAGGGTAGCGTCTTCAAATGCTCTTCGAGGATCTACCTCGGGACCCACATCCCAACCACTACCGGTACGCCGAGCTGACTTGAGCCAAGAGTGCAGTGCAGTTTGAGTATAATCATTCCATGCGAATTGGTGACTGATCGAACCGAAGTCATCAAAGATGGCAGAGACAGCGTCATACTGGCGTGTCTCGTTGCCCCCAAACTCAGTTAGGACTTCATCTTGTCTCTTCATCCCAAAGGTCACATGGTCATTCCACGTCTGGTTGAAGCCATCTCTAACCTCACCCGTCCTGATCTCACCATCACGTACCTTGGTAACAATTGGGCCATTGATGAGGTCTATCTCCTTGCGAGCTTGGAACTCAAGCAAGTCGTCAATCCCTTGGATATCGGTATTCCAATCGTTATTGGCGCGGATAACCTCGTCGACAGGCCCTCCTTTTCTAAGGGTTTCTATTCCACCACCCTCACGAATAGCTTTCTGGATGTTGGTGATCTGCTCGACAGCGTCGTTGGCTTGCTTTGTAGTGACGGTAGTAAGGAAAGCACGGGGGCTCTCACCGTTAATAAGTACGAAGTGATTGGCCGAAGGGTTAACTCGACGACCCCCAGCATTGTACCCAAGAACGTCGCTGTGATCGAGGATCTTGACTTCCACAGGCTTTGCAATGTAGCGGATGCCACCTTCAAGTGGACGATCAAGCTCCCATACAACGGTGTTCTTCCTGAAATCCCTCTGATAACGAGGAGTCCGGTCTAACATGTCATAGATAAACTCTGTAGTTTGTCCATCAAACTTCTTACCGACCACACGGCTACCATCAGAGGTCACCAGAGCTTGGTAACCACGTCGTACGTAGTCTTGAAGCTTGATGTGGGCCCGCTGCATGTAAGCAGCATCGTTCATCTGTTGAATAGCTAGGTAGCCCAACCAATCTTGATCAGTTGCAGCCTTACCTTCGGGGTGGTACTTCTTAAAGAGGACCCGGAAGTCCATCTCGGAGTACGAATTACGTAGTCCTGCGTCCTTACCGTCCCGGAGGTTGTTAAAGACCTTGCTTAAAGCCTCCTGAGACTTCACAGGGAGCTTCCTGATGGACCTTATGAGGTCTGTGACGGCCTTACCCCCACCGAGAGCAGAAGAGGCACCCTCGGCCATTACAGCGAGTGTGTTTAATGTGTTGTTTTCTGTTGCAGCCTTAGAACCAGCGAACCTACCGACAATTGTGCCTACAGTATTGAGGGCACTCTTGTGAGACAGCTCGTCAACGTAAGGATTGACGTCCATACGCTGCTCTACATCAATGTAGTAACCTTTAGTCAGGTCGTCCTTGTCATAAGGTGCAACCTTAGCTGTAGGAAAGTCCTCTCGTAGTCCAGAGTTACGGATAGCCTTCTCGGCACCCTTTTCTGTGACATAAGGTTTAGCACCACGCTTGGTACCTAGACGTACATTCCATACAAAACCACCTGTTAGATCCCTACGGATAGGACGATGGATGTTGACAAGGGGATTGGTTGTGGTCTTACGTAGTGTTTCTAGTAGTGTTTCACCTGCACGAATGACTTCCTCTGTATCAGCAGCTCTGCCAAAGGCAGCAGTGTCATTCATATGGTTAACCTCACGGATGAGGATGTTCTGATCACGAATACTGGCAGTACGTGCTAGGTCAGCACCACCGTCAGGGTCAGGGATTACATTGTGGCTCTCAGGCATACCGTCATTGACGCTACGTGGCTGTGGGTATTCCCCTTCCGCCTTAAGAAGACGTTCATGGACATCATTAGCGACCTGTGGGCCACCTAGTGCCTTAGCACGACGGACACGGGTACCTGCTTTGAGGGCCTTACCGAGTACACCAGCAATAGGAAGGATATCGAGCACACCTAAAGCACGCCAGACGTTGACCAACGGGTCTTGACCTGCGTTCTCAAAGCGACCAAACTCTTCTTGCATAGCGAATACGTTGTCACCAGTGAAGAAGCCTTCCTGTTGGACTCCCGCTACTTGACCTTCGATCCACTTACGATACTCTGTGGGGTTAGACAAAATAGCTTGTTGAAGATGTTCACGACCACCGCTCACAGAGCGACCCATGATGTCTTCGAAGCCACCGATTACTACAGCCCGTAGGAAGTAACGATCAAAGAAGTCCCAGATGTAGCCCCCTACACCAGTCTCCTGTTGTCCTTCTTCGATAGCTTGACGTAGGACCTCTTCACCTGCCTGTAGGTTAGTGAGCATACGTGCGATACCAGCGTCTACTGTTGGATCATTGAGTGCAAGGGCAGCCTCCATGTAGAGGTTGTCACCTGTCTCATTCCATAGTGAACGTTTCTGGTCTTCGTTACGCATGATCACAGCAGCATCTTCTGGCTGTGTTCCAGTGTCAAACTGTGTGGCTATAAAGGCTTGTTGTCCTTTTACATTCTCACTTTCAATACGACGACGTGCCTCCCGTACATCAGTCGTACCACCGGAGGCCATGCGAGCACGGGTATCCTCTAGTGGCAGATTGAGCACAGTAGCGGCCATCAGGGAGTTCTCTTCAACCCGCATAGGCTGCATCACAGAACGGTATGCTGCTTGAACATCAATAGCATGGTTCTGAGGCATCTTATCTACTGGATAGTTAGCCATTACGGTACATTATCTCCTGCAATATCACCATTAACTCCACCACCTCCTCCACCGAAGCCGGGGAGAGAGTCAAAGCCACCAGACGCATTAAACAGTGCGCTACCTAGAGAGGCCACACCTGAGAAGGTGTTAGCCCTAGATGATTGTTTCGATATAATACCCGAGAGTGCTGACTGTGTGCTGGAGAAGCCAAGAGCCTCACCGAGACGAGAGCCTACTGCACCTGCACCACCTGTGGCACCTGAGCCACCGATAGCACCAGAGCCTACGGCACCAGCTACTACTGAGGACCGTGCAATCTGTGCTTGTCGGATATTCTGTCGGGCAGAGCGACGACGTGCGTTACTCTCCTGCTGTCGTTGGGCCTTAGCAGCTTTCTTCTGTGCGCTGATAGACATGACGGTACCACCGACTGCGGCAATACCTCCAATTACAGCTAAAGTTGTTAAAACTGGCATTAGATCTCCTTGGTGTATGTCTTCTCCGAGAGGGAATAACCCGATCTCTTATAGAGAGGAGACAAATCGTTGAACTCGTGTATGTCTGCCATTGAGATGTACTTGGCACCATTCTCTGTCGCCCAGTTCTCAAAGTTTCGTTTGAGCTTCATAGCGTTCTTTAGATTACGATGGTCAGGATGGATGTACCACCCCATCTCGATAGCAGATAGATCGTGTGAGAAGAGAGGACTGTTCATGACACCAGCTATGAAGCCAATGATCTTGTCCTCCTCCACAACCTGTACAAAACCTTGTTCACCCTCTATAAGGTGTACAAAACTCTCAAGGGTCTTCATTGCGTCTACTGTGTAGCTTAGAGACCCTTCCTCAACGAACATCTTAACCAGCTCGTACAGAGGAATGAGGTCTGCTGTTGTGGCATTTCTAATCATTAGAACTTTCCGGGTCTAGCAATGATTATATTGTATCCTAAGAGATGGAAGTCTTTTCCAATCTCACTCTCAAACCGTAATCTCATACTCCTACCTCTACCCCGCAACTTGAGACGAGAAGAGATTACGTTACGAGGATACGTCCAAGAACTTAGATCACTCGTGTCCACTGCTGGTGTGTTCTTTCTTCGGAACGCCTGTTGTGCAATGGATGTAGGTGTAGACTTGAAGTCAAAGTAAGCGGACACTAGACAGGAACTATCCCTGTTGACTGTGTATACTCCACTACCCGCATCAGTGAAGCCAGAAGCAGTGTCCTTAAAATATGTTGTAAGGTAAGGCGAAGACTTCCGTGTCTCCATGTCACCCATGAAGTTGTAAGCGGCCTCAGCAAAACTACTGTAGTCTGCCGAAGACCAGTCCAAGAAGGAGGTATCAGTAAACTCAGCGAAGGTAAGCTGCATAGTAGTCCCATCAACAATGAGGAACTTAGATTTAGATGAAGCAGAAGACCTGCCAGTTATTGTTGTGATAACCTGATCTGCACCTGACGTGACCACGAGGTCTCCGCCGTTGGTGATAACATTTGAAGTTG